CAAGGTAATCCAGGTGGAGGTAATGCTGATACATCTGGTTCTCCTGCTTTCGGTGCTGGCGGTGGCGGAGGTGCTACTGCTACAGGTGGAAATGGTTCTCCTTCAGCAGGTGGATCTGGTGGAGCTGGAGCAACAACAAATATTTCAGCAAGTCCAGTAGCTTATGCTGGAGGTGGAGGTGGAGCAAGAAATGATCCTGGAACTCAAGCCCCTGGTGGTACAGGTGGAGGTGGTATAGGTGGTAACAATGGTACAAATGCAGGATGTGGTACAACAAACACTGGTGGTGGAGGTGGTGGACTAGATAATTTTACTCCTGGAGGTGGAAACGGTGGATCAGGTATAGTAATAATAAGGTATAAATTTCAATAATTATGACAAGTACAATTAAAGTAGATAACATAGAAAACCAATGCGGCGGTGCAGTAGTCACTAAATGCGGTGCAACAACTACAATCAGTGGTTCAGTTGTAAAAGCAGATGACATACAAGCAGCAGATGGTGGAAATTTAATTAATCAATGTGGTACAACAATCACATTAGGAGCATCAGGCGACACTATTAATTTAGCATCAGGTGCATCACAATCAGGATTCGGTAGAACAGGAACAGTAGACTGGGATACTACAGCAAAGACGGCAAGTTTTACTGCTGTAAGCGGGAATGGTTATTTTGTAAACACAACATCAGGTGCAATAACTTTAACACTTCCTGCATCACCTTCAGCTGGTGACATTGTAGCTTTCAAAGATTACGCATTCACATTCGCAACAAATAATTTATCCGTTGATGGAAATAGTTCTCCTATCGGAGGAGTAGATGGAACTAATCCAGTTGTATATTCTACAAATGGAACTTCTAAAACTTTTATTTATGTAGATGGAACTAAAGGTTGGTTAGTCACAAACGAGTCAACAGATACTTCACAAGAAGCAAATCCTACATACATTGTAGCAACAGGTGGAACAATAACTTGTTGTGGTGACTATAAAATTCATACATTTACAGGTCCTGGAACTTTTACAGTTTGCTCTGTAGGTAATCCAGCAGGTTCAGATACAGTTTCTTATTTAGTAATAGCTGGCGGAGGAGAAGGTGGATCATCAGTTCCTTCAAATGGAGCTGGTGGCGGTGGAGCAGGAGGTTATAGAGAAGGTAAAGCTTCTTCAGATTGTTATACTGCAAGTCCTATAGCGGCTACATCAGGTTTACCTGTAACAGCGACAGGTTACCCAATAACAGTAGGTGCAGGTGGTGCACAACAACCTCAACCAGATAATAATTTAGGTAATCCAGGTTCAAATTCAGTTTTTTCAACAATTACATCTGCTGGAGGTGGAGGTGGTAAACTTGATAACAATCCTGCAGAACCACCAACAGCTGGTCAAGGAGGATCAGGTGGTGGTGGAGCTGCTTCAAGTGATGGAAATGCTGTAAGAAGAAATGGAGGATCAGGTAATACTCCTCCTGTAAGTCCGTCACAAGGAAATGATGGTGGAACTGGTGGACCAAATCTCGATTCAACATTCGGTGGTGGTGGCGGAGGCGGTGCTGGTGCTGTTGGTCAAGATGTTCAGTCAGGAACTAAAGCAGGAAACGGAGGATGTGGAACTACTTCTTCAATTAATGGCACAGCAACAACAAGAGCAGGTGGAGGTGGTGCTGCTGCGACCGAGACTCCATTAGGATCAGGCGGTAGAGGATTAGCAGGTCCAGGTGGTGGTGGAATAGGTGGTTTTTCACCTAATGGTGATGGAGGTTCTGGCACAGCTAATACTGGCGGTGGTGGAGGTGCAGGCGGATTTCCAGGTGCAGGTTCAGCAAGAGGTGGAGGCGGTTCAGGAATTGTTATAATAAGGTATAAATATCAATAGGTAAATTATGAGTGAAGTAAAAGTAAATAAAATTAGTCCAAGAACAATAAGGTAATATGAGTGAAGTTAAAGTTAACAAAATTACACCAACAACAGATTGTGGCACAGTCACACTCGGAGATAGTGGCGATACTGTAGCTATTCCAGCCGGTGTTACTTTAACAAGTGGTGGCGCTTTACAAAATTCAGGAACAATAACAAACACAGGAACAATTACAGGTGTTTCAATTACAGGAACAATTGACAACCAAGTTAATTGGCAGACAACAGTCAAGACAACAGGTTTTACAGCAACAGCAGGTGAAGGATATTTTTGTGATACAACAAGTGCAGCATTTACAGTAACCCTACCCGCATCTCCTTCAGCTGGAGATTTAGTAGGTATCAAAGATTATGCAAACACTGCTGATACAAACAATATTACAATCGGAAGAAATGGTTCTAACATCGAAGGTGTTGCGAACGATTTTGTAATTGAAGTTGAAGGTGGTTCAATAACTTTAATTTATGTTGATGCAACAAAAGGTTGGTTATCAACTGCTGCAGCAAAAGCATCTGATATAACTGAACAACAATTATTTGTAACAGCAACTGGAGGAACAATTACAACCTCTGGTGATTTTAAAATTCATACTTTTACAGGGCCTGGAACATTTACAGTTACTTGTGCTGGAACTGCTCCAGGATCTAATTCTGTAGATTATTTAGTAGTAGCAGGTGGTGGAGCTGGCGGTGGATGCAATAACGCTGCTGGAGGTGGGGGTGCAGGAGGATATAGAGAATCTTCAGGTGCAGCAAGTGGCTGTTATTCAGTTTCTCCTTTAGGAGCAGGTGTTTCAGCTTTACCAGTTTCTGTTACAGGTTATCCAATTACAGTTGGTGCTGGTGGATCTTCTGGGTGTAATGGATCAAATTCAGTTTTCAGTACAATAACATCAACAGGTGGTGGTCAGGGAGCTCCTGGAGATGGTAATGGTACTAATGGTGGTTCTGGTGGAGGTGCTGGTGGAGGTGCTGGTGGACCTGGTGGTGTTTATGCAGGTGGAACAGGTAATACACCTCCTGTAAGTCCTTCTCAAGGTAATGATGGTGGTGACAGTCCAAGAACTCCTGAAAATGTAGGCGATGGTGGTGGCGGAGGTGGTGCAACAGCTGCTGGAGCAGATAGTACTAATAATAGCATACCAAACAGACCATTAATAGTAGCAGGTGATGGTGGAGCAGGAGCAACAAGTTCAATAAATGCAACTCCAACAACAAGAGCAGGAGGTGGTGGCGGAGGTGGACCTACTGGACCTGGTTCTAATGGATCAGGTGGTTCTGGTGGTGGTGGAGCAGGAGGTTCAGGTTTTCCAAGTAGTGGTACTGCTGGATCGGCGAATACTGGTGGTGGTGGTGGTGGATCATTTGGTGGAACTGCAGGAGCTGGTGGTTCAGGTATAGTTATCATTCGTTACAAATTTCAATAGCTATGAGTGAATTTAAGACAAATAAAATTAGTCCAAGAAAAGGGACAACAACAACTATCGGGGATAGTGGAGATTCAGTATCTACATCAGGTGGATCAACAATTACAAATGCAGGATCAATAACAACTGCAGGAATCACAGGTGGTACAATTAATAATACTACAGGTGAAATTTATTTAAGAGGTGAAGTTGATTGGAAACCTGGAGATATTAAAACTGCAAGTTTTACAGCAACAGATAATCAAGGTTTTTTTGTAAATACAACAAGTGGTGAAATTACAGTGACCCTACCAGCGTCACCTTCTGCTGGTGATGTGGTTGGTATAAAAGATTATGCAAATACATTTGATACTAATAAATGTATTTTAAATGCAAACGGAAACAAGATTCAGGGTTCAACAGAATTATTTGAAATTACTGTTGAAGGAAGTTCAATCATTCTAATTTATGTAGACTCAACAAAAGGTTGGGTTATTACCGATGCTTCAAAGGCGAGTGATATTGCTGAAGGACCAAGTTTTATTGTAGCGACAGGCGGAACAATAACTTGTTGCGGAGATTATAAAATTCATACTTTTACTTCACCAGGAACTTTTACAGTTTCTAGTTTAGCTAATGGTCCCACTAATCCACAAGGAGGACCTAATAATGTTGATTATTTAGTAGTTGCTGGCGGTGGAGCAGGGGGAGTAAATAAATCAGGTGGTGGTGGCGCAGGAGGATATAGAACTACTTATCCTTCTTGTGGAGGATCACTACCTATTTCAGCTACAACTTATCCAATAACGGTTGGAGGAGGAGGTGCAGCTACTCCAACTAAAGGTGGTTCAGGATCAAATTCAGTTTTTTCAACAATTACTTCAGCGGGTGGAGGTGGTGGAGGTTCTTATAATACTAGTTTTCCTGATCCTACAACTAGAAACGGAATTTCTGGTGGGTCAGGTGGAGGCGGAGCAGGAAGTGAAACATTTGAACCAACAAACATAGGAACTGGAGGATCAGGAAACACTCCTCCCGTTAGTCCACCTCAAGGTAATTCTGGTGGAGATGGCTTAGCTGTATCTTCAAATTCTGCTGCAGCTGGTGGTGCAGGAGGTTCTAGTGGAGTTGGAAGTAATGGTACCCCAAGTGGGGGTGGAGCAGGAGGCTCTGGAACACCTAATTCAATTACAGGCTCATCTGTAACTTATGCTGGTGGTGGCGGTGGAGGAACAAGGAATTTACCAGGTGGAGCTGCTGGATCAGGTGGCGGTGGTGCTGGTGGTAGTGATTCTCCTGCAAATGGAACTGCTGGAACTGTTAATACTGGAGGAGGTGGTGGTGGTTCTGGTCAATCTGGTAGTGTACCAAGCGCTGGAACAGGTGGTTCAGGAATTGTTATTATAAGATATAAATTTCAATAATAATGATATATTTACAAACAAATAAAAATAATATATAAGGAGAATAATTATGGCACATTTTGCAAAATTAGGAGCGAACAGTAAAGTTATTCAAGTATTAACTTTGAATAATTCTGATATGTTAAACGCTGACGGAGTTGAAGACGAAGCAGTAGGTCAACAATATTTAGAACAACACAATAATTGGCCTGCACAAATGTGGATTCAAACGTCTTACAACACTTCAGGTAATCAACATTCAGGTGGAGGAACTGCATTCAGAGGAAACTATGCAGGTATAGGTTATACTTGGGATGAAGATGATCAAATCTTCTGGCCTAAAAAACCATATGCTTCATGGGTAAAACATAATGCATCTGCATCTTGGAAATCACCTTTAGGTGATGCACCTGCTTTAACTGCAGAGCAAACTTCACAAAACGAAGCAGCTACTCATAGATGGTCTTACGTTTGGAATGAATCTGCATATCAAGCGGATAATACAGCTGGTTGGGACTTGACAGACGAATTAGCATAATATATATCTGGTGGTGGTATGCAAAAGAAAGTATTAACAGAACAAAGTCTATTCTATGGTGATATCGATATGCCGAAAGGTTTTGAGATAGACCAAGAAAAACTTACTAACGATATTTTACAATCTTCATTTACTAATAAACAATTTCCATTTTCAAGAACTTGGGATATGTTAAATACATATATAAGAGACTTTATTGGTCTTGATTATAGTATCAATTTAGTTAATAAAAATTCTTGGGGTGATATTTATAAACCTAGTCAAGTATCTAAACCTTTATTAAATGTTGATCCAGTAGATCTTCGAAACTCACCCGACTTTACAATGATTTACGGAGTTAAAGTTGATAAGTGTTGGATAAGAATACATTTTGATGATAATAGACGTAAAGGAAGAAGTTGGGACATAGAACTTAAAAAAAATATGTTTGTTATGTTTCCATCTACTAATATGTATATTGTATCAAATGATCAGAAAGATAGTTTGAATTTTGTTCAAACCATAACTTATGAATATATCTAATTACTATTGGTATTTTAGTGGTGTTCTTACACCAAAGTTTTGTGATGATGTAATAGCTTATGCTAATCAACAAGAAGAAACAATGGCAAGAACTGGTGGTTATGGAGATAGAAA